GCCGCCGAGCTTCTCGCGCAGCTGCTTCTTCAGCGCCTCCAGTTGCGCCTGATCTTCCGTCGAGAGCTTTGCCGTTAGTCCGGGCCTTGCGGCAGGCGGATTAACCACAGGTTCAGGCCGTCCACCCTCCACGACTCCAGCTGCTCCTGGTTGTTCGACTGCGGCCGTTGGCTCAACCACTGGTCCAGTTGCCGCTGGTTCACTTGGAGCAACAGGTCGTTGTTCTTGAACACTTGGTACAACTGGTCCGGGTCCAGGAACAGGCTGCTCGACAGGTGCAGGTTCTGCCCGCTGTCCTTGAGGTACGACTTCAGGACGCGCAGGCGCTCCTGGAACGCCTCCGGGTTGTCCTCCACCTCCTGCAACTGTTGGCTCCACAGCTGGGAGATTTCCGACGCCAGTTGCTGCTGGGGTGACAGGGGTTGTGACTTTCGGTTTGCGAGCTTCATTTATCAGGGGTTTGAGTTGTGCCCAGCTGTTGTAAACGCGAGGTGCCGAAACCCACGGACGAACCAATCCTCCTTGGGCAGCGGGAGGTGTTGATCGTTTTCCGTCGATTACCACAATATCAACCGGCCATCCCGCACCCATCTTAGAGTACATCCCCCCGTCGATGGTGAAGAAGTCGGTGACATTGAACCGATTGAACAGGTCAAGGTACTCAGCCCGCTCGTAGGATCTGAGCCGGTTTTCTGGAGTTCCCAGCTTGTTGGACTGCGATCCAGTTTTGGATCCCAAGATCAGCACGGCTTTTCCGTTGGGAGCCATGGCTTCGAGCGTGTTCAGAGCGATGGCGAGGTCGATGCTCGATGTCTGAGCCCGCTTGATGCTGCTTCTGAAAAGCGGGAACGACTCCTTTTGGCCTTCGATGAATCGAGCGCCAAACGGAGGGTTGATAATGACGCGATCCGGCTGAGCCAAATCCAGTGAGTTGAAAAACTCCTGGCTCACCGCATCGAGCCCGGTCGCAGGCTTGCCGATGAAACGCTCCAAGCGGGTGCGGCGATTCGGGTCTAACTCGTTGGCAAGAATGTCCTGCTTGGTCGGATCCGAAGTGACCAGAAGCATTCCGTTGCCGGCAGTCGTCTCGGCCACGCGTTGGCCTCCCTCTACATCCGCCAGAATGCCGGCCAGATAGGCCAACGGAGGCGGCGTGGAATACGCTTGGGCGGTCTTGCTTGCAGCCGTGCGAGTACCCAGCTGCGGCTGTTCCTCGTACCGTTGGGTCAGCTTATCGTAGGTCTCGTTCGGATCCACTCCGGCAGACCGGTCTTCACGAACAGTCTTGGCCGTGGCCTCAACGATCTGCGATTCGAGTTCTTCTTCGGCCGCTTTCTTGGTTGGCTCAACCAGCTTGGGTGCAGGAACCGGGGTTGGTTCGGCAGGGGGAAGCGCAGACGCCGCTGGAGAGATTTCCTCCGGCGGACGGATTAAATCTTCGGGTACGACCGGCGCTTGGGTTTCGGCCCCTGCTCCTTCGGGAGGCCGCCCTCCTTGATCCACTTCTGGCAGTCCCGCTTGGACTTCAGGTTCCGCAACTGGAACTTCAGGTTCCGCAACAACAGGTTCCGGAAGACCCATCTCGCGATGCAGTCCGCGCAATTCTTGAAACTCTTCCGGCTGAATTGTTCCGGACTCAGCCTTCAAACGAAGATCGTCGAGACGGTTGACGTTGATTCCAGGAGCGGGCGCCGGCGGCGCAATAGCCTCCTCGACAGCGGCAGGAATCGTGGGCTCGGGCTGGATTGAAATCGGTCCAGAGGGCGGTCCACCTGCATTGATCCCGCCAAGCTCTTCGGCAATATCCGGAGTCAGCGCATCCTCAATACCGCTGACGGTAGCAGCAGAGTTCGGAAGCGGATTGGCAGGATCAGCGCCAATGGATTCACGAATATCGGCTTCGGTATCAACGATTGTTTGAACGCCATCTCTTACAATGGCAGGTCCTCTTGCAAGACGTTGCTCCTGGAGACTGCGGAGCCTTTGGCCACGGGAAATCTTTCCAGCACCACCGGCGACAAGTCCAACCAGTGTTCCAACGCCTGCACCAACCTCTCCGGACTCAAGGATGCCTTGGCCCAGTTTCTGGTCAGGATTGTAGATTTTCTGAGCGGCCAGATTCTGAAGAAACTGCTCAGACGATTCCTGTGCAGCTTCTTCAAGGCCAGTTCTGATAGCGCCACGAATTACGCGTTTGCCAACAGCGCCAGTCACAAGGCGTTTGATTGCCGGAACGGCGCCCAATGCGCTTTCAGTGATAGCACCTATCGGCGCGGTGGCCATGAGCACTTTGCGCTGCGCCAGCGGCTTTTCAGAACGAAGTCGATTGGCTTCAACCAAATCACCTTTGGCCAACGCGTCTGCAATCTTGGTGTCGTAGAACTGACCTGCCTCTTGCGCGGCATCTTCGCCGGAACTGAGACCGTATGCCAATTGGCCAGCAATTGGTATGGCCGAAACCGGAAGTGATCCAACGCCGCTTGCAATTTGAGTGAGGTAATCCCCCTCGCGCAACGGATTGACCGGAAACGCTTCCGCCGCTCCTGCTTGAAGATTCTGACCAAGCCTGAACGTCGCATCAGTTTCAGTACGTGCCTGAAGTTCTTCGGGAGAAACTGCTTTGGTCCGTTTTTCCCATTCCAAAAGACGGCGTTCGTAGGCCGCCATTCCAGCAGGGCTCTCAGCCTGTGCTGCCGTAATGGTAGGAGGCGGTTCCTCAGACGCTGCACGCGCAAGCCCCATCATCGCGCCGCCGACCATTCGGCCGCCTTCGCGCATCAAGGCTGATCCAGCGGCGGGTAGCGCGCCTTGGTCAAACGTATCGACAAGCTCTTGAAGTTCGTTTTCACCAACGTCATCAGGAACCTCGATCAGTCCGATGTCTTGAATATCAACGAGCTTAGGCATGGTTTATTTGGCTAGGACGAGCTTGCCTGTGACCGGGTCGCGTTGAAAGCGTGCTTTTACGGGAGCGTTGGTAGGTTGAGGTGACGCTTGTTGAGCCAATCGCTCGGCAATTTGCTCGGCTGTCAGCTTCACCTTCATTGGGCCTTGAAGAGTGTCGATTTCGATTTCTCCGGGATATTCTGTCTTTGCGGCCTTTTCTGTTTTCGGCTTCCGCATCATGACATCACGTCCTGCCACTCGGCTTGTAGTCATGCCTTCCGGGAGTTCAACGCGTGGTGCTGTTGCGGCAGGCGCAGCACCTGACAAGATGTCAAATATCGTCGCTGGCCCTTGGCCGGTGATGGCTGATTCAACGTCAGCTGGAATCTGAGGTTGATTACCAAGCGGAAACACTCCTTGCGATGCCAATATGCGGTCAAACTGCTGGGCGTCTTTGGTCTTTTGAACGATTCCCTGGGCTCTTCCGCGATTGTAAAATTCGGATTTGCGCTCTTCTGGAGTCAACTCCACGCCTGGAATCGGGATCCCCTGCGTTTCTGCAAACCCAATGGTCTCCAGAAGCTGGTTTCGATTGCCGGCTTCTTCTTGGGCGGTTGCAGAACCCACGATGTCGATCGACCCGTCAGGGTTACGTTTCAAGAACCTTCCAAACTTGGCCGCTAGACCCTCATCACGGCTTTTAGCCCCAAGCGTTGCCGCCTCCCGTCGCTGCTCAACGAGATCCTGGTAGTACCTATCACGCATCCGCGCCTCTTCAGCACGCTGCGCTGTTGCTTCCTCACGCGCTTGGCGTTGGTTCGCCAGCTGCAAGCCTGCGAGGTACGACTGCCCGATGTTTTCGAGTCCTGAGAAGGGGTTTGCCATAGGTTAGCCTGCGTCAAGAATTCCAAGTTCAATACCAGATCCGGTTCCAACTCCTGGTCCAGCCCAGTTGTTTCCAGCGGCAGCACTGCCACCGGTTCTGCCCCCAAATCCACCAGACCCCAGCGCACTAAACCCAAGGTTGGTCAACCCGGATCCAAGCGAGCTAAGGCCTAGGCCGGCGACTCCACCCGCGCTCGGCATATTGTATGTGCCAAGCAAAGCGGCTTGTTTCTTGGCCCGTTCGTCAGCACGAATGCTGGCGAGCATCTGCGGGGTAAATTCAAAATTCGCCAGCGGCGCCAGCGGGGTCGTGCCAAGGATATTCGCAAACTGCTGCCCGCCCGCCTGCCGCAAAGCCAACGACGTACGACCAAGATCGCGTGCTGTCAGGTTGCCGGCGGCTTGACTGCCGGCAAACCCTCCAGAGACCGCACGCCCGGCGGCCTGCCGCTGAACCTGCGCCGCGACATCCGGTGGGAGCTCCCCGCGAAGTAGCGCCAGCGCATTCTGAGTGCGTTGGGACTGTCCTTCCTGATAACCGGGAATCTGAATGCCGAGGGACTCCAGAAGCTGGGCGCGGTTGAATGCATTCCTCTGCGCCTCAAGCTCGCGTGTTCGTGGCGTCAGCTGCTCTGCCTCGCCGACGGCACCAGGAATATCGAGGCCAGGCATATTTGCCACGCCGCGAGCGCCAGCGCGATCTTTGCTAGCTTGATTGGCACTCACTGCGGCACCAACGCCGCTAGCAACGAGGCCTGTTCCGACTACTGCTGTGGCTACGAATGACATGGTAAGTATTGGTTCTGCCTCACGTAGGTGAGGTCGTTCAAAAGCTCTTCGTGATCCGTCTTGTTATCAAGATTCAGGTGAACCGTGGTCCAAATCGTGTCCTCATGAATCAGCAGCACCCGACGGGTTCCGGGCTTCGTGATGCCGGAGTATGGCGCCGTGTACGTCACGCACCCCTCGTTCTCGCTGACCACCGTGACCTTGCCTTTGGTGATGAAGAACGGGTTGTCGAACTTATGGATGCGGCTGGTGACAATCGAACCGGCCGGCATGAAGATTTCGCGCACGTACATCCCTTCCGGGAACGTGTGTTTTAGCGGACACTCCTGCTGCGGAATATTCGCCACAAACGCTTCCCACCTGTCCAGACGATCGTCGAACGTGACGGTCTCGTCCGTCAGGATGTCGAGCCACGTGACAGGCTGCACGGCTACTGGAAGCTCCTCAGTCATCAAATGAATCCTCCTAACCGATACTGGATCTTGGCGGAACCCCAGACCTGCACGTTGACGACCGTGCGCTCGTTGGGGCTGTAGGTTTCAAGCTCGTTCCGAAGGCTCCGCAGGGCCAGTTGGATCTCGCGCTCAGCCTCGGTGTACTGATTCCGGTCCTCCTTCTGGATGGCCTTCATCATGTGCTTGATCGCCTGGAGGTTTCCGATGAACAGCCAATCCGAGTCCACGACTGCCGGGATAAAGTCCAGTCGCACGATCGCTTCGACGACGGTGTTGGTGCATGCCTCATCTGCTGGCACGCAGCCGTCGCCATGGTCGATACAGTCGTTCTGCGCTTCTGCGTTGCACCCGGAGGTGCCACCGCAGACCTCGGGCATGCCGATAAGGTAGGTGCGGCGGTACTCGGGGTTCTGCTCGCTCGGACCCCAGACTGCAATCTGGGTCAGCAAGGTGGTTGTTGGGTTGTACGCCAGAATCGTCAGGCTGCCTTGAGTCAGCGGCTTCTGGGCACCGGTGAGACCGGGTTGCTTGAACAGGTTGACCGTCTGGACGTAGGCGGTCACCGCCGGGTTGGGCAGCGTCACGTACTCGCCCCATACGTACTCGCCGGTCACCGTGTCCAGCGTGCGGATCGGGTTACCGTTGGGGTCTAGCCCCTGAAGAAGCACGCGCTTGCCGGCATCGGCCGTCAGCTGGGGTTGCACGCGGATGTAGCAGTTTCCAACCGAGTCCCGGAACTGGGTGACCATACCGCGATCCAGTAGCTGGTCCTGCTCGCAGCCTTCACGGCCGCAACCGGTGCGCGGCGCTCGCTCGTCGGTCTGGAACTCGTACCACTGGTTCTGGATCGGGATGTTGTACCCGCAGACGTTCATCGCCTCGATCGTCTTGACCTCGCGAGGCCAGGTGATGCAGCCGGCAGTGACGCAGACGCGGAGCTTCTTGTACGTGCCCCACCACTTGCCCATGTCGGCCAAGCGCGCCTGAGCCTCGTTCAGCAGCTGGAGAAAACGATCGTCGCAGGTGGCGAGACCGACAGCCTGCGGGATCGTGGAGTTCTTGGCTTGGGCGAGGGTTTTTCTCATGTTAGCGGATGGCGCGAGCCATGACTCGCCACTTGGCTTCGTCGATGGCGGTTAGGACACCGGTGGTTTTGTGGTTCACAGCAATACCTGAAACGGCGCTACCGCGAACAAGGCCAATAGTGGTAGCGTTTGAAAATCCGGTGACCCGAATATCGCTTTCAGAAAGGTTTGTCCGAAGGATGCTTCCAACTGGGATGTAATCTCCGCCAGCCGGATTGATTCCGGTGTATCCGGCATCACCGGTTGCATCCGTGCAAATGATTCCAATGTCCCAAGACAATGGGTCCACCGTAAAACCATGCGAGAACGTGACTGAAGCACCCGCCGCCGGAATCGCCTGATAGTTTGCCACCGGCGTAATGTACCCCGACTCCCACACCGATGCCGGTGCCGAGTTGGTCCTCAAAAATTGACGGTCGGTTCCAGGCGCGAATGATGCCGGCCCGATATTCTGACCGGGGTTCAGCAGCTGGAAACGCGTGCCGTCGTAGACCACGACACACATCTGGCCAAGCCTGATGTCATTTGCGACCAGCGCCGTAGTGCCATACTTGGTGATCGCTTTGGTTGCGAACCCGTCAACCGAAAGTGTGCTGGGGCCAGTATTCGCGTTCGATGCCCCGAAAGCATAGGTTGCGCCGGTGCGATACGCTTGGTTCACCCCCGGAGACGCCGGCGCCAAGGTAACCGTGTAGGCATCTGGAACACCTCCGCCAACACCGTAGGTCAGCTGGGTTGTGACCCGCGCCCATCCGGCCGGAGCCGTAGTGTTGTACTTCAGGATTTCGACAGGATTTCCACCAGCGTCCAGGCGCAACCAGTAGAGTCCGAGATTCGGAGCAACCGGCGCGATCGCGCTTGCCACCCACTCTGGCGAGGTTGCGAACTGAGCAATCAGCGCGGCCGCGTAGGCGTCCAAGCGATCCTGCTCAGATGCGAAACAGGCGGGTGGCGGCAGCACGCCGGCGGTAAGGTTGATCTCAGGCATGGTTAGATGCGGTAAAGGTAGTCGTTGGGCTTACACGGGCCTGGGTCGCATTCAAGCGCCAAACAGCCCTCGGGACAATCGAAATAGAAGAACTGATCCAGCGGGGCAACGCAACGCACTGGGCGCCCCTGGAGGAACGATACACCGAATCGGCCGCCGTTGTTGATGACCAGTTCGTTTCCGCTCAGGCGCAGCACTTGGTTGCAGCCAATCTGGATGTTTTCGATGTACCGGAAGAAATTTCCGGTCTCGGACGTGAACGGCACATCGGGTCCGGGGCTCGCGCAGGTGAAGGTGTAGAGCGTTGGCGTGCCGGTCACGATTACCTCATCGTTGAACGAGGTGTTGCTGAACCCTTCGATGGTCGCGTAAGCGCCAAGCGTAAGCTGGTGCGCCTTGTTGGTTGTGTACGTGGCAACGCCGGCAGTGCGCTGGTATCCAATCGGGCGGATCTCCCACGGGAACTTCACCGGGTCGTTGATTCCAAGGAATCCACCAGCCGTCGATACGGCTGCACCGGGATTTGCGACGGTGAAAGTCGTGGATGAAGGGGTGCTGGCAACCGTGAAGACGCCATTGAAGGTGCCGTCAGTGACTCCAATCGTAGAGATTTCCATTCCCACCTGGAGTTCGTGATCGGAAGCAGTCGTGAACGTCGAGATGTTGGCAGCGCGGGATGCGGACGTAATCGGAATCTGGTAGTCGGTCGGGTAGTAATACCTCGATTTGTCCACGTCGTGGTTGTAGATCAAAAAGACTGCATCCAATGGCGCAAACGCGGTCTGATAGAACCAAGAATTAGGGCCGGTCAGGAGAATGTCGTTGTTCTCGATCAGCATGTCCTTGTGGGCTGCGATCAACGTCGAGTACGTCTCGGGGTTTGGGGTGCCAATCGTTTGGATCAGCGTGTACCAGTCCTGCACGGTCAGCGCGATGAACGCCGAGACCCCGAGGGCCGAGTTGTTTTGGATTTTGGTCCCTTTGTGCTGGTAGGAATCAACGTAGAAGCAGGTCCCGCGGAAGCCGTCAAAGTTGTTCTTCCGGATTATGGCCCCACTGGTCTCGCGCACCGTAACGGCAATCACGGGGCTCTGTTGATTGACGGGATCTGGGCCGCCGCGAACCTTGTTGCCTTCAAACAGGCATTCCGAGGCGAAGATCCGCCGGCTGCGAAGCATGATGACTTGGCCGTCGAGGTAGAGGCCGGGAAGTACGTTCGGGCCAGCTGCCGCAGCTGTGAACCGGAAGGCGTCGGGGGTTGATATGACAGTCAACGATCCAGAGAACCCAAGATTCACGGCCCCGAATCCAGTGACCACGATTGCTGGGAAAACGTCAACGCCTACCTGTGCGACAGTGAAAGCGAAGTCGCTGACAACGCTTACGACAGAAAAAGATCCGTCGAACGAGTTGTTGCTGACATCGACGGTAACGCTACTGCCAGGTGCGAGAAAATGCTTCTGCGATGTGGTGAACGTCACGACGTTCAATTGCCGTTGAGCGGAGATGATTCCAAAAACGTAGTTTCCTATCGTCACCGGAACCACATCCCCAACCCGCAGTGTGTGTTTCATCACACAAGTGTACGTCGCCACGCCAGCCGACCTTGACACCACGTTGATCGGGTTCACCAAGCTCGAATAGCCACCGATCGCGCACTGGGTGTTCGCCTCTGCATTGCCCGGATACAGCGTGCTTTGGATCGAGTTGCGCCCCTGGTAACCGAAGTCGTTGCTCAACACCTTGGCGCCGGCCGTGAGGTCATCGACGTTCATGGGCAGGAACGATTTCGCAATAAACGTCTCTGCGTCCGCCACACCGACGCCGAAATCGTAGAACTGGTTTTTCTGGAAGAGAGCCTTTTCTCCGCCATGATTGATTCCGGCGACCGTGTAGAGAGAGTTGACGCCTGCTTTGGTTTGCACCGTCAACGGCACGTTTGGCGCGGCCCATGCGCGGGCGTTCTCGTTGATTACCTCGTAGGCCGATCCAGAATCTGCCATAACCCCTGTGTTTGGACCAGCATTCGCGCAGGTAAATTGCGCCGGAGACGGCACTCCAGTGACGACAAACGTTCCGTTTAGCGTTGGGTCAGCGAACCCTGAAATGACCACCGTGTCTCCAAAAATGAACGGGTGAGCAAGTGCAGTGTCATAGGTGGCGACGTTGGTAAGCCGCTCGTAACCGATCATTGAAAACACCGTGGCGGTGCCGGCGTTCACGCAGAAGACCTCCTGTGCAGAAAGGACTCCAGCAACGACGAACGTGCCGTTCAACGCGGCATTGGAGTATCCGGTCACCGTGATCGTATCACCAATCGTGAATCCAAAATTCCATTGCGGATGCTTGGTGTAGATTGCGAATCCAAATTGATTGATCCGGCCTTGTGTTAGCACCACGCGAAGGTCTCGCTCGAATGAAAACTGAGTCACGTTCGTGATGAATCCAAACCCAACAAATGACAAGTCATTTCCGGGACCGGATGTCACCACGTTCGCGATGTACTGGTTGGCTGCGCTGATATTTGTGTACGGCGCAGGCGAAATCGGCGGGATGTACGCCGGAGGGGGAACGGAATAGAACTGGGTGCCAAGTATTCCGGGATCATACAGCGGCTTGTCTACGGTGTACGTGTTGACACCGTTGGTGCGCTGCACTGAGACGATCTTGATGTCCGCAACCGAGTTTTTCGCGTAGTTGCCGTCGAAGGTTATCCCCTCGATCAAGGTGTTCTTGCAGTTGACGCTGAACAATGGCACGCCTGGATAAGCCCCGGGAGCGCCCACGACACCAAAACCCGGGTAGTTCCCAATGGTCTTCAGCATCTGGATATTGAAGCCGAAAGTGTCCCCTCTTTTTGTCGAGGTGTTGTCAGCGAATTTGACGATCGTTTTTCCGACTCCTTTGCCCGTAAACGCGACGTTGTTGATAACCGGGGCATACCCGATCACGATGGACGAGGTGTAGCCGCCGCCGATCAGGTTGATCCAGCCGTCTTGAACCACTAACGGAGCGTCTGGATAGGTCGGCAGCGGCATCGACGCTGTGAAACGCGTCGGCGTCGGCGTGCTTAAAACTTGGAATCCAAACAGCCCTGGACCAGTTCCATTGAAAGAGACATCCGTAAACCCGTACAAGGTGATCTTCTCGCCAACAACCAGCCCGTGCGGCGTCGCCGTGTTGAACGTCGCGACACCTCCGGTGCGGACACGGTCGATAATCTTCACCCCCGGACTCGATCCCAGCAGAAACGTGCCCTCTGGAAAATCGCAACGCCCGGAAGCGATTAGGCACTCGTTGATTGCCCACGCGCTGTTTCGCCGCCCGCAGGGGTCAGCACCGTAATCGACTGGGTTTGAGGATGGCATTTTAGGTGGAGAGGAGCGGGCAGGCGACGCGACTGAGGTCCCCATAGAGATCCTCCTGAAGACGTTGCGCAACCATTGCCACACGTTTAAGGCGGAACCGGCCCGTGTTGACGTAGCGGAGTTGGAACTCATAACCATCTCGGGTGAATCCGCCAGTCTGCACGTCGCACTTGTCCGGAGGTTGTGGAAGGGCGATGCGCGATCTGGCGGGGGGTTGGTAGTATTTGACCTCTTGGCAGTTGATAACGGCCGGAGGACACGAAATTTCTCCGGGCTCGCAGTTGCGGTACTTGGCGCAGTCCTTGAACTCGGCCCACGGCTGCCAGCACTCGCCCTCGTTGGCCTTGAAGTAGACCTTGGATTCGATGTCGCCCATCACCTGGTCGTACCATTGCTCGGCACTCACCAGGCGCTTCTTGTTTGTGGGCTCTGCGAAAGTCAGCGAGCGCGTTTCAATGGTCCAGTCGATCGGTGCATCATCGAATCCATCGAAGTCGAACTGGCCGTTCTTGGTGACCTCGTAGAGGCCGATGTAGTCCTGATTCAGTCCGAAGGCAAAGCACCGCTCTGTGCGCTTCACTCGAACGGTCAGCATCTGGAAAACGTCCACGCCAGTCCAGACGCCTTCCCACGCCGGCGGCAGCTTCCGGCCCATTCCAGAAACGAGATCAAAATCCAGTACGACAAGACCGCCATGGACGATACCCCGGTTGTTGATCTTGCGCGGCTGGATGGTCATCAACATCCGGTTGTCGAAGTTTACCGCACTGGCAGCTGTCAGATAGAAATCAGTGTCGTAAGCCAGCGCCCGTACAACCTGCCGGCTGATCGGTGTGTTGCCGAACTCGGTGAAGTCTCGGCGAGCGTAGATCAACGACCGGATGCCATCCTGCGCCCGGAAAATCAGGTCGCCGTTGACCGCAACGATGGACTCATGGTTGAACGATCCGAAGTTCAGCAGAGCGAACCGCTGGATCGGATAATCGAGATCCTTCCAGACATCCCGATCAACCGGGGCGTTGAACGCGTAGGTTGCGGTAGGAGTGAATACCAGCAGGTCGCCGTCTCCCAGCGACGTGTCCAGGTTGGCGGCAAACGCCAGACCGGTGATTGGGCCGTTTGAAACAGCGAAGGCACCGCCTTCATTGAGGAACGTGTTTTCGGTGAAGCGAATAACCGAGTCGCGCCCATAGGACGGGTCGCCGTAGACCAAATCGCCGCCGTAGTATTCCGATCCATTGGCAACCCATAGGCGCCCCTTGCCGTAGGCCATCGGGCCGCCGACGGGAACCTCTTCGCCAGTTGCGCGCCGGAGCGTCGAGCCGTTGTAAAGGTACGGCTGATTCTGGCCATCCTGAATCACAAGCCAGTTTTCCGCCTGCTGAAAGTAGACGTGCGACCCTTGCGGATCGTTGGTCGCCATCTGGTAGCAGTTGAATGCCGGACCAAGCAGCGGGCCTGCGTCAACGCCAGGTGAGTACGTCGTGAACGTCGTGGCGCTCGGGACAGTCTCAACAATGAAGTCTCCGAAAAATCCATCAGGAAAGAACGCACCTGGAGGTTCAGTAAGTCGAACCACCATACCTGGGGACAGGCCGTGCGGAACGCCGCAAACGTATGTCGCGACGTTGGAAACCCGGCCGCGAGTCTGAACCTGGAAGGTAAAATTTATCGGCGTGAGGTCGGTGACCTTGAACCCGTTCTTAATGTCGATCTGGAACACCTTGCCGCCAACGGACGCAAACAAAAACGGATCCGTGTTGTCTGCAATGTAGGTGCCGCATCCTTGAAACTGGCCTTTTTCAAACGCCTTTTTTACCGCCGCGTTGTAGTACCCATTGTTGTAGACCACGGTCGGATCATCGAACGTGAGATTCTTCACCCAGATTCCCGGCCGCGCTTTCGGGAATCCTCCCCGCACCGTCGTGTTGACTGCCCACGCCAGCTGGTTGGGCTGAATGAGCGAGGGCGAAAAACCGCTATCCACCCCACCTTCCGCGGTGAGGAGGCCATCAACGATGCGATTTTTTTCTGCGACCATGACGCTTGAACCGATTGAAAGGCCATCGCAGGATTCCCGCAAGATGAATGAAAGCCCTGATTACCTGTCCATACCGTGGCGTACAAAAGACCGCTTTCTCATCGAGGCTGAAATGGTGCGCAAGGACGGGTACATCATGCACGCCGGCGTAAAGTACGGGCGCGGCAAATACTACCACTTTCGGCAAGCCATGACTGCGCTCTGGCCGCATTTCGATTGGCACAACTGGTCGGACCTCCTGATCCGGGAGTTCGTCGAGAATCAAGAGGTAGGCGTCATGGGGCCGGGATCCTCAGGTAAGACCTATGACTCCGCTGGGTTTGGGCTCTGCACGTTCTACATCTACCCCACCGGGACCTCGATCATCATGTCATCGACGACCCGCGAAGGTCTCCAGCTGCGCATCTGGGGCGCGATCAAGGAGTTGCACAACAAGGCTAAGGCGAGGCGGGAGTGGCTCCCCGGGCACGTGATCGAAAGCCGGTTCATGCTGACCAGTTCGGATGAAGATGCGGAGGCGAGAGACTTCCGTGACGGAATTATCGGCGTGGCGTGCAAGGTTGGCGGCACGTTTGTCGGCCTGTCGAACTACGTCGGATTGAAGAACGACCGGGTCATTCTGATCGCGGACGAAGCATCACTGATGGGGCGCGGCTTTTTAGATTCCGTCGCCAACCTCCGCAAGAACCCGGTGTTCAAGCTGATCGCGATGGGCAACCCTAAGGACCGCAACGACGCCCTGGGCGTGGTCTGCGAGCCTCACCCGTCGATCGGTGGCTGGGAGGGCCTTGAGTACCTTGAAAAGACGCGCACCTGGAGAACGCGGGCGCCCGGTGGCGTAGCTGTCCAGTTGTGCGGGTACGACACACCTAACGCGCTGTTCCCCAAGGGCACCAACCCATACAAGGGCATCATCACGCCGGAGCAGATTCAGGCGGACCTCGATTACTACGGCCGGGACTCGTTGCAGTTCTCGATGATGAACCTCGGGCTCCTGCCCCGAGACGGCGGCACCAGGCGCGTGGTCACCATGTCCCTGTGCGAGCAGAACCAAGCCTTCGACGATCCTGTGTGGGAACGCGCCGACAAGCTCACTAGAATCATTGGCATCGACGCTGCGTACTCGGGCGTCGGCGGTGATCGCTGCGTAATGACTGACCTGACCTTTGGGCCAGATTCATCGGGGCGCATCGTGCTAGCATTCAGCGAGGCTCCGATCGTGATTCCGGTTACGGCGATCAAAGCCCAGCAGGCCGAGGAGCAAATTGCCGAGTACGTCCTGCTGTACTGCAAGCAGCGCAATATCTCACCGGAGCGCGTGGGTTTTGACTCCACGGGACGCGGCACCCTGATGTCTGCGTTTGCCCGCCTGTGGTCTCCTGAGGTGGTGCCCATCGAGTTTGGTGGCAAGCCAAGCGACCGCCCGGTACGCAAGGGGGATCCGAAGACTGAACGCGAAGCCTACGGCAAAATGGTGACCGCGCTGTGGTATTCGTCGCGCCTGCTGATTGAATCGAGGCAGCTGCGAAAGCTGCCCCGCGAAGTTGCCGAGGAAGGTTCGATGCGTGAGTGGGGTATTGCCCGCACCGGACTGATCGACGTTGAGCCCAAGAACAAAACCAAGGAGCGCATGGGGCGCTCGCCTGACCTCTGGGATTCGTTTGTGGTCGCGCTCGAAATGGCGCGCCGAAACGGTTTTGAGATTGCAGGTGGGCAGGGTGTTGGTATTGTCAAGCGACAGACACCAAAGTGGCTGACACGTCTGTCAGAGAAACGTCGCACGATGGAGTCTGAACATTCGCTTACCTATTCCTAACTTATGGCCTCATTCAACAAAGTCATCCTGATCGGCAACCTCACCCGAGACGTAGAACTCAAGTACCTCCCGAAGGGGACCGCGGTCTGCAACCTGAGCTTGGCAGTGAATCGCCGCTGGAAGAATGAGGTCGGTGAGGAAAAGGAGGATGTCTACTTTGCTGAGTGTAAGGCTTTCGGGAAGCAGGCCGAAACGATCGCGCAGTACGTGAAGAAGGGGCACCCGCTGATGGTTGAGGGACGCCTGACCCGTGAGGAGTGGGACGACAAGAAGACCGGCGAGAAGCGGTCCACCACTCGGATCATGATTGAGACCTTCCAGTTCCTGAAGGGACGCGACGAGGGCGCGGCTCCGGCTCCGGCTCCGCGACGTGAGGCTGCACCAGCAGCTGCCGCACCGAAGGCTGATCTCGACGAAGATGATGTTCCGTTCTAAACCTTACCTATGAATCGCGACACGTTCCCTCCCGGTGGCTGGCAGTTCTACGAACCCAAGACCAACTGGAGCCCCAAGGATGTACTGAACTACGGCTTCTACGATATGGCGCGCCTGATTCATCAACACCGGATCGCCAACAGCATTCCGTCTACGATCGAGCAGGCGGTCAGCGATCTGGAGGCTTACAACCGTGCGCGTTTTCCTCAGTTTGCGGGCACTCCATCCAATTCATCGAATGTACAACCAAGGACTTCAGGCTGTCGCACGTGCGGCCGCTAAGTTGCGCCAAACGGCTCAAGGGGCGCGCATCCTAGCTGAGTGGCTGGGTGATGGTGGCACGCCTGTAGAACGCCAGCAGGCGCAGGACCGCATTGATACCTGCAAACGCTGCCTGCACAACAAACCCACGGATACGCGGTCGATCACCAAGACCGTGGCCGAGGCAATTCTGGAGCAGGAGCAGGCGCGCAACGAGATGGTCATGTTTTTGCACGGCGAGGGACTGGCGGGCACCTGCGATGTCTGCGGGTGCTACCTGAAACTGAAGGTTTGGGTGCCTCTCAGCTACCTTGGCGACACGGTGATGCCCGATAATTGCTGGATTTCACAGGAACGGAAAGCAATCTGAGGTCAATATGAGTTTCAAAGAACCGAGTAAAGTCTGGAACGTGGTCAGCGCGATGCTTGAAGCAGAGCAGCCTCGATCTCGCAACCGCGCCCGCATCAACGCGACATTCAACGGCAACCCTCCCTACAGCGACGAGGAGGCGCGAGACAACCGGATCCAGACCAACGTAAACTTCCTGGAAGGCACGCGGATCATTCACGCGGCGCGCCAGCAGTTCACCAACGCGTTCCTGAAACCGCAGAATTACTTCTCGGTAGGTCTCGACATAGGCCCACGGGACAAGCGCACCCAGTGGGGCAACATCATCACGAAGCAGCTGAACCGCGTGATGAAGCGGTCTCCGAAATACTCCACGGTCTTGGAGTCCCAGTTTGCGGCTACCGTGCTTCACGGCATCGGCCCGGTCACCTGGCTCCGTGATCGCGACTGGTGCCCATCGGCTCGCGGCACCGAGGACATCCTGGTCCCGACGAACACGTTGACCACGATGGAGAACCTGTCGCACTTCGCGATTTACACGTCTTTCACGGCGGCCGACCTGATTCGGATGACCCGGGGCGAGAACGTGGACGAGGGCTGGAATCTGAAGCTCGTGAACCAGTTGCTGGCCAACATGATCCAGAACGAGGCGACCAGTCTCCAGGTGAACGACTGGTCCGGCCAATACTTCCCTGAGAAGATTGAGGAAGATTTCAAGGAGAACTCTGGCTACTGGGGTTCCGACGCAACGCCGGTCTTGCGGTGCTACGATTTCTACTTTTTGGACACGACCAGCGACGACCCCTCCTGGCGCCGCCGGATCATCGTGGACCAGTACAACAGCGGCATCGGCAATATGCAGACCGCTGGCCAGTGGCTTTTCGACGCCGGAAACCGGTGCTACGGCCGGGACATTTTTGAGTTGATGCACATCCAGTTCGCCGACGGTGCTGTCGTGCCGCCGTTCCGCTGGCACTCGGTGCGATCACTGGGCTACCTGCTTTACGCGGTCTGCCACCTTCAGAACCGCCTACGCTGCAAATTCACGGACTCCGTGTTCGAGCAGATGCTCTGGCTCTTCCGCAACGTCGCGGACGGTGACGCTGAACGGATGGAGAAGATCGACCTGTTCAACATGGGCGTGATCCCCGAGGGCTTGTCGTGGGTTCCGCAGTCTGAGCGCCATGTCGTGGATTACACGATGCTCTCTGGGGCTATGTCCATGCACCGGCAGATTATGGCCGAGTCCAGCGCAGCCTACACGCAGGACGTGAACGACGGTTCTTCCAAGGAACTGACGGCGACCGAGGTGATGGCCCGCGTAAACAACGCCAACGCGCTCATGGGTTCGATGCTCACCCGTGCCTACACCCAGCAATCGTTTCAGTACCGGGAGATCGCTCGCCGGTTCTGCACGATTGACCATCCCGACTGCGTTCAGTTCCGCCGGAAGTGTGAAGTCGAAGGCGTCGATCCATCCGTTTGGAAAAACCTCGACAGCTGGGACATCATGCCCGAGCGCGTCATGGGTTCCGGCAACAAGATGCTGGAGATCGCGCAGGCCGACCGCCTCATGGCTATCCGGCCCCTGCTAGCACCCGATTCTCAGGCCGAGGTTGTGCACATGTACGTCGAAGCCAACACGGACGATCCGCTTTTGGCGAACCGCCTCGCACCGGTGGACAACAAACCGGTATCCCCAGCGGTCGAGCGCGCCACGCTGGCCTGGGGAACGCTCATCGACGGTCAGCCGGTGGTCATCGCCAGCGCGATGAATCGGCCCGAGTACATCCAGACGCTTCTCCAGATGCTTGGTGGCGCCATTGGGCGTATCGAAAAGGAGCAGGGCGGTATGACGACCATGGAACGTGTGCTGGGTCTTGCGAACGTCATTCAGCACATCCAAGAGCAGATGGGGTTGATCTCCGAAGACCCCGGCCAGGAGCAGAACATGAAGCTCTACAACGACGGAATCAGTCAGGCGTCGAACTACATCAAGGGCTACGTGCAGCGTCTCCAAGAGCAGGCTCAGGCTCAGGCCGAAGCCGGTGCAGCTGGCAACGGTATGAACCCTGAGGTGGCCGGCAAGATTCAGGCAATGCTCATCACCGCGCAGTCCAAGTCCGAGATCGCCGCTGCGAACGCCGAACAGAAGCGCATCCAGAAGCAGGTTGCTTTCGATCAGGACCAGCAGCGCAAGAACGCCAACACGATCGCCGAGGCCCAGCGCAAGGGCGCCATGACCCGGGCGGACATTGCGGCTCTGGATTTGAAGACTCAGGCAAATATCCTCAACCAATGATCCAATCCCCAAAACAAGAGTTTCAGCGCGACAAAGATCGCGTGATGGAGCTTGAGCGCCTACTGGACAACGCCAACTTCCAAGCCGCGCTGTTGGCTGCCTTCAACAATCTCTGCTGGAACCTGCCAGTATCCGAAAACCCTCAACACGGCTGGAACGCCAACTGCCGCCGGCAGGGCGCCAAGGCGTTGATCGAGGAGCTTCATGGACTGGTGACGACGCAGAGAGATAAACCGACCGTAAAACAGAACCTTGAATGAACTTGCTGCTATCACCAGACGCGCCGACCGAGCGGGGCGCAGATTACACCGAAGCCTTCGCTGGCATCGACGCCCTCGAAGGGAATGCGCTTGAAAATCCAATGGGTTCACCGGCGCCCGCCGCTCCCGTTGCACCACAAACGCCAGCCCCGGTCGCCCCGCCAGAACCGGCGCCCGTCACCCCGGCTGCAGCTCAGAAGAACGAAGACCCCTTCGGCCTAGACAAGCTGGTCTCACCCAAAACCGAGGTTGCTGCACCTGCCAAAACACCGGATCCGGCACCTAAGAACGAGCCAGCCTCGTTGAAGCAGTTCCGCGAGCAGTACGAACTCACCAAGAAGGAGCGCGACGATCTTGCCGCCAAGATCCAAGAGCTTGAGCGCGTCAAGTCCGAGGGCACCCGCAAGGAGGTTGAGGAGGCAACGAAGTCTCTCAAGGCGGAGATGGATGCGATCCGCAAGAACGCCGAGGAACTCGACACCGAGGTCCGCTACCTGAACTACACGCGCTCGACCGAGTACAAGCAGAAGTACGAGACGCCGCTGCGTGAAGCGTGGCAGACCGCTCTGGGGGACATCCAGGGCATCCGTGTCACGGACGAAGACGGAACCGAGCGTGACGCCAGTCACCAGGACATCATGGTGCTCTTGAACGTGCCGGTGGCCAAGGCAGCTATCATCGCTCAGGAGACATTCGGCCCGGCAGCGCCCGAGATCATGGCGCACCGCCGCCGGCTCATCGAGTTGACCCAGGCACGGGACAAGTCCATCACCGAATGGAAGGAGAAGGGCGCCCAGCGCGAGGTCGAATCAAAGAAGCAGGTGGAGTCTCGCCAGTCCCGCTCGCGTGACCTGTTCGAGTCGCAGTTTGCCGACTACGAGAGGACGCACGCCCAGCTGTTCGGCCGAGAGGAAGGTGATGAAGATGGCAACAAGCTCCTGGACGAGAGCGACCGGCTGGTTCGCATCGCGCTCAAGGGCGAGGGCATCGACGCCGACATGGGCTACGACGACAAGGTAGACCTCATCACGAAGGCTCAGGCTCAGGTTGCGCTACGGGCGCGGGCCTACGGGCGCGAGCGGCTGCGGGTAATCAAACTCCAGCAGAAGGTTGCCGAACTCGAAAAGAAGATCGGCAAGGTCCGGTCATCTGAGCCCGGTCAGGGCGAAGGCACCTCGACGGCTACCCGGGTGGCGCCGAAGAACGCGGAAGACGCGATCGACGAACTGCCGTCAGCGTACTAACGAGCGGCCTTACGGCCAGCAGCGGCTCGGCGTTGGAACTCTTCCGCGCCGAGCTTTTTTCTGCCGATGTGGGCCGCAAGAGCGCGAGGATCGTCAGCGCCTTGCTTTTTGAGTTTCGTGACCAGCTTGGCGTATTTGGTTTTCATAGACTCACCAGGCGCGGCAGGACCAGTACTTGGCCGACAGCTTCGTTCCCGGAGTGTCGCAGTTAAACCGAGCATGGAATCTCTTCCGGTTCTTCGGAATGTGCTTCTTGATCGGCATCTTGGGGTCGCCGAAGCGCACCAAACTCACCTTGCCGTCTTCCTTGGCCAGCACCGCGGACTTCTTGGACGCGCCCGGGGTCGCCTTGGGCTTGTTGTAGCCCGCGAATTTCTGGCCCCGGTACGTGATCATTTCGCCTTGGGCAGCACGTACCACCCAGCTGGAAGGTTCACCTTATCCGGGCCGGAGAGCTTTCCGTCCTTGTCGAACGCGTACACGCGAGCGCGGACAGGCTCTGCCAGCATCACCGGGTCACCGTTTGGGACCAGGATCACTTTTGTCTGGCAGCCCAGGAAGATGGGCAATGCGATCAGCCAGATCGTTCTTGAGAGTTTTGGGCGCATTTCCGTCTTGGACTGTTGGCGCAGGCGTTTCCCGGATCCAGTCCAGGAACGCCTTTGCCAGTTGGTAGATCCAGTTCACGCAGCTGGGGTAGCGGGAGGAGTCGGAGGGGTCTTGGAGTTCTTCCAGACCGACCAGCCAACGCCGAGAAGCGTAATCACGGCGCCGGCGAGCTCATTGGCCTGGTCAACAGTCACGAGACCTTTGGCGACTAGGAAACCGCCACCGAACGAGAGTCCGTGGCGGACGATGGATTTAATTGAATCGTTCATTTCAGGGTCATCCTACCAATAAGTTGAGCCAGCACAACCAAAACCCCGAGGCCACCAAACAGCTTCCACTGAAACTGCTTGAGTCCTTCGAGGGTGGCTTTGATCCCGTGGATGTCGGAGACCATCCCTGCGTCTTTATCACCGATGATGGTTTCGAGTCTCACGATGCGGACTTCAAGGTTGTGGAAGTTCTCCTCCGACATTGGTGGGTGGGGGTGTGGGTTGAGTGGTTGCAGGGTTCTTGTGCTCAGCGTCTTGTCGGAGCAGTTCGCTGATGATGATTACTGCCGTGCGGGCCACCTTGAAATCGCCTTGCCGCCTTGAAACTTCAAGGGCTGCGATTAGATCGTTGGCGGTGGTTTCGTCGAGTTTGAGTATGAATTCCATGCTCGGCAAACGTGTAGCGTTGTCAGGCTTTTGGCAAGCTCTCGCTTGACGCGAGTTTGCTAACCATTACCGGTTGGACGATTTTTTCCCGCGAAACCCACGGTAGCGGGAGGCTGACCGGGGTGACAGGAGGATTGATCTGCACCTCGATCTGTGCGTCCAGATTGGCGTAGGTGTTTTCCACGCCGTAGGTTCCGAGAGCCGACTGAATCCAGCCGGTGACGATCTCGGGCGTGAGGTCGTCGTACGGAATGAAGGGGGCTTCCGGGTCCAGCACAAACTGCTGAGTACCTTGATTGGTTGCGGTGTACTTGCCGTCAGTTGCGCTGACAGTGTAAAACGCCGAGACGACAACATCGGTTTTGCCCTGAAACTCCGGGTAACCGATCAGTGTGGTGGGTGTCCAAGTGTAGGTGTTTGACATATCAGTTTCCGTAGACGGGGATTTTGACGAAGGAACCGTTAAGGTAGATGCGGATGAAACCGAGTGAAGCAGCGGGGAGCGCAACTGCACCGGCAGTGGCGGTGGCGAAGTATGTGGCGGCAGCACCGTTGGTGGCGACGAATTGAGCAGCAGAACCGATGGAAAGTTCGTTTGCTACGGTTGCGCCCGAAGTAATTGCAGATCGTCCAATGCAGATATTTGAAACCCCAGTTGTAGTGGTATTGCCAGCACTAGATCCAAGAAATGTGTTGCTATTTCCTGAAAGTAACGCAGAACCACTGTCAGCACCAATTGCTGTGTTAAATGAACCAGTAACGATACTAGCCCCCATTGCATTCGATCCAACCGCAGTATTACCACCACCAGAAGTCCCCAATGCCAGTGCATTCGATCCGATTGCCGTGACATCCGCAGCAGTGTTGGCGCGTCCTGCTTGATAACCCAGTGCAGTGCAGTTGTTACTGCTGACGACAGCCCGAAGCGAATCAAACCCGACAGCAGTATTGTTGGCACCGGAGGTGTTCAAAAGAAGTGCGCCAGCTCCGACTGCGGTCAAGTTGCTGCCGGTTGCAACAGGAGCAGCAGAAGATCCAACGACAGTGTTGTTACTTCCAGCTGAATTAGCATTTAGAGCATTACGACCTATGGCAATGTTGTCAGCTCCACTCGACAATGCCCTGAAAACATTCTGTCCAATGCCGATATTGTCAGAGCCGGTGATGCTTACAGAAGAAAAACCTGCGTTAAGCCCGATCATCACGTTTTGGCTACCAGTATGAACCCCAGCGGCAGAGGTTGACAACGCAGCATAACCGACAGCCACATTGTTTGCACCAGTGCTGATGGCTTGTCCGGCAAATGCGCCTAATGCCACATTTTGGCTTGCGGTAGTATTAGCTAGAGCAGATAAGCCAACAGCAGTGTTGTTGTTTCCTGCCGTGTTAAGCTGTAGTGTGTTGTTGCCGACCACCACATTGCCGTTGCCGGTCATAGCGGCGCCGCTCAACGCAAGCCTTCCAACCGCAGTGTTGTTGTTTCCGGTCGTCGCACGATACAGCGCCTGAGAACCAATCGCCGTATTTCCGGTTGCACCCGTCGTCGTAGCCGCCAGCGCCGTCGTACCGACAGCGGTGCTGGTGCCGTCATTCAGAAGACCACGCCAAATATCGACGTTGACTGCAACGGTCAGTTTGTCTGTCGCTTTGTCAAAAAGCAATCCAGCATCGCCAGCCTCCACGCCAGCATCATTGAAGATCACCTGCCCATTCGCACCAACCCCACCCGGAGCCGGAGGAGCGAACATAAACTTCATCATCTGGTTGACGATGATAGATTCGATGTCCGACTTGGGCAGAGTCATCACCTGAAAGGTTTCATTGATGAGCTGCTGATTGGTCAGGTTCGGGTTGAGCGGCGTGCCAGTGTTGGCGTTGGCAAGCGCAACAGCCATGGCAGACCGAATCGTGGTCATGTTCTGGAGGTTCAGAACACCCTGCGCGTCGGTCACAAGGGTACTAAGTGTTGGGGTAGGCATAAATCAGTGTGCAATGTTGAATCAAACGAACTCAGCGAACGTGTACGATGGGTTTCCGGTGACAGGAGCGACGCTGATTGCGCCCGTGTAGCCGTCGAAAGTCAAAGATGATCCGGAAATACCAGCAGTTGCCGCGCTCTGAAGGACGTAGTGGTAATCCGTGGTAGTTGCGCCAGTGCCGAATTTTACGTGCAGGTGCTCACCTTTCTGGTTCTGGATCACAAACCGGCGGCGCGCCGGGTTGGCCGCAGAGGCGGCCGTTGCGGTTCGCAAGCCTCCGGTACTAGTCGTGGTCAGCGGCGCACCTGGCGAAGCAGCCTGAATTTGCTGGAGAAGCACCAGCATGAAACTCTCTTTCACGCCCGGCGACAGGCAGTCAAAACATCCGCTCAGGGCTGCAATTTCTTGAGAGCTGAGGGCAGGCATATCAGGCAAAATAGAGGTCGCCTACAATGTCGCCGACACCGACTGCGACGTTATCCGCATCGGCCGATCCAGTGACCGTGGTCAAGCCAATGCCAGTGGTGAAAGCGATTCCGCCGTCCAGATGGATGTTGGAAACAGAATTAGGAGCCAGCGCAATTGTTCGCACAACGCCGGTGCCAGCCGTCGGCAGCGTGGTCTGGTTGTGCAACTTCACGTATCGAAATGCCGCGTTGGTGTTGGCAAGGCTCCACCCAACAACACGTCCGGCCGCATTTTTGACGATCGTCGCATTCGTGGTTGCCGCAGAAACGATGTGCGCGCCAGAGGCGGCACCGGTGGCGTTTGCGCGATACTGCGTGCCAACGTCGCCGATGGCAGCTGCACCAGCAATCAACGCAGCGATTGGCTGCGTGGCCTGCCAGTAACACGGAAGGCTGACGTACCTTTCAAACTGAATCGTGGTCGTTCCAGCGGTCGTTGCCGTGGACATCCGGAAGCGAAGATACCGCGCCTGGCGAACCACGTTGAACAAACCTGCGGCACTGAAAGTGGTCGCAACGGCCCCCGCTTGGGAGTTAATCGAGGCAGTGACCCAGGTTGCATTATCTATCGACCATTCAGCCGTGACAACGCCGGTTGTGCCCATGGAAGTGCATTGGAATGCAACACCTCCGTAGGCCAAAAGATCCAACGTGACGAGAATCGTGTTGATCGCAATGACACCGGCCTGCGTGTAGGTCGTTAATGCAGCGTCCGGAAGGCTTGCTGGAACGGGCGTCTGATCGGTCGGAAGCGCAACCGCAATGCTGCCCGCTCGAAGAGCAGGGCCAAGTGTCGGAATCCGCGAGTTAAAATTAGCCTGCGTGAGCAGCGAGGCAATCGTTATCTCGGTCGCGGCGCCAGACGGCAGCGGCAGGGCTGAAGCTGAGATCGGTTGAGTGACTCCAGAGCCATCGACTGGAACGCGGCCGCCAACCAAGGTCGGGGTCTTGCCGTCGATGCTGGCCAGTGAGGCGTTTCCAACAAGCTGCAACGCTTCAGTTGCGCCGCCGACAGGGGCCGGAGGAGCCGGAGGGTTGGCTGTGTTTTCCTCAATCGAGTTGAGCAATCCAAGCATGACCGTGTCTTTGACGCCTGGCGAAAGGCAATCAAAGCACCCAGATTCGGAAAGTATCTCCTGAACCGTCACGCTTCTTCCTCCATGTCGTCCATCTCCATTTCAGATCCCTCAGCCTCCTCCATCTCGACTTCTCCGCCGCCCAACGTCACGCCGTCAAACGCAACGATTTCAACGGTTCCATTGGGCGTCATTCGCCAGTCAACCATGGCGGTTCCGGATTCGCCTTCGAGCTTCATTCCCTCAGGAGGCATAAACTCGACAACCTCAACCTCGGCGCCCATACGGCCCATGCCGTCCATCTTTCGTTTTCCCATCATTTTTCCGTACATCGTAAAATCCTTTTCTTTGGCCTAGTTGAGAGGCTGCCAGCATCCCGGACGCTCCGGAAGGCTGCCAGCACCTCGGGGGCTCCCCCGAAGGAGAGCCCCGTTTGGTGGTAGTTTAGATCGCGAACTCCAACGTGACGTTCGTGCAAGGCACAACCTCAGTGGTCGTTCCAATCGCGCTGCCGGCCAGCTGGATCACGTTGCCAGAGACAACACTCCAGGTTCCAGACGCAGAGCCAAACTCGGCGTCCCAGATCGTCTGCAAGGCGGTAACCAACGCAGCCGGGGTGGCCTCGCTGATACCCGCGTTGGTGACGATGTTGTCGTCGCACATGATGCCGGTCGTGCCGATGACGAAGTTCCCAGCGTCGTTTGCAACGGCCGTGAACTGAACCACAACACCGCAGACAGGATCCGCAGAGTTGTAGCTCTGAGCGGGGTTGCCGGGGTCGGCCTCGCAGACCGGGATGATCTCGATGCAGCCGCGATCGACCTTGTGGAAAATGGCTTCAAGCCATTCCGGATGCTCGGGCTTCACGGCCAACTGGAAGTCGGCGATGAACTTGCCCTTGTTGCCGCGACTGTTGTCGATCGGCTTGCCCGCACAGTCCGCGCCCAGGTCGTTGGTCGCGAACTTCCAGCGCCCACCATAATCCCGAACCATGAACGGCATATTCGGGTTCACGGCCTCGGGGCGGAACGGCATCACGCGCAGGGCGCGAGGGTTGTTGATGTAGCTGATCTGGTACTGGGACTTGTCGTAGTCTTCGTTGAAGACGGACTTGATGCCCTCGGTGGCAGCCACGTTCTTGTACGGCAGCACCAGGGTGTAGTTGCCAGCGGTTCCGGTCGCATTGAAGCGCAGCGGGAACTGAAGGACTTTCACCATGAAGTCGCCAACGAAACCCATGAAGCCGTACTTGTAGAACTCCTTGGCGGCCGGGGCGAAAACACCGAAACGCCAGGCATCGTACAGAGATGCGTTCGTCTTCGACAGATACCGGAAGGTGTCCTTGTCGGTGTGCAGCTGGAGGGAATCATATCCCTCCTTGCCGGCCTGAATGGCGCCCAAGAAATACTGCCGAGTCACGCGGGACTGGAGGATCTCCGGGGTTAAGCGACCCAGCGAGGCAGCAGTGATCGCGACACCAGCGTTGTCGGTCACGCGCAGCGTGGTGTAGCCAGCGCCAACCCAAGAGAAGTTGATCGGAGGCAGACCAGCGGCGCACGCGAAAGAGTTGCCGCCCACCAGTGAGCCAGCCAGTTCAGCCGCCTTGCGCTGAAGGTAGTACGTGGTGATCCAGTTCGTGGCCGGACGCAACACGTCGTCGATGATCTGACGGAAGTGCTCCTTGGCCTTCGTCTTCGTCATGATCTGGTCGAAGCACAGGATGTCGGAACCCCATGACTGCTTCTCCAGCGAGTATTCGTTGCGGCTCCAGCCCCAACCGATCTTGTTCTCGGTGGGATCGCACGGCTGGCCGGTACAGGCCGCGCCAGTCGGGTTCTCCCAGGCTCCAGTCACGTTCGGGAACACGCTGTTGAAGCGGTCGAAACGGTGGGTGGTACCGGAATACGCGTCGAAGGATCCGGTGTTGTAGTATCCGATCATCCCGTCAAACGGGCGGATGTCCTTGAGCACTTCCTTGTCGTACACAGGCTCCTGCGAAACGAGGAAGGAAGCAAACTGCTTACAGCTGATTACATTTCCTGCGGCCATATTGGCTCTCCTGCCTCGGGGTTTCTTCACCTACCCCTCCGAGACAACGAGGCAGATTGCGGGTCTGTGAAGACCAGTAATCCAACCTCGGTGGCGAGTCCGAGCCGTGGAACCGGCGAATGCCCTTCGGCACTCTTGGCCAACTGGATTAACGCGCCCAGTTCGCGCTCGGTTGACGAAACCGAGTCAATCGTCGTGCTGGAAGCGTGCTAGCGCCTCTTTCGGGTGTCAACCGGTTTTTTTGACGAAGCCGCTCGCTCACCCTCGCACATCAAAACATGGTCCTCGATCGCGATAATCAACACCGCAGTTTTCGTCCGGCGGGATCGAATCGCCTCATCTTCTAACATCTGGGCCACCTCAATCGGCAACCTGTAGCTCACTCGAATCGTGTTACTCATGCCGGCGAGTGTGCAGCTTGTGCTTGACACGTCAAGCCATAGATCACAGCCTACGGCTCACGATGGAACTCCGGCCGTACCAAAACCAGCTGTCCAACGACATCCGATCCGCGTTTGCCACCGGCGCCAAGCGCCCGATCGCAGTAAGCCCCACTGGATCCGGCAAGACGGTCCTTTTCAGCTACATCACCTCGCAGGTCCTGAAACGTGGATCCCGGGTTATCATCGTCGCGCACCGGAATGAAATCCTCGAACAGATCAGTTCCACGCTCAAGCGGGTCAGCGTGCCTCATGGATTCATCCAGTCTGGCAAATTCATGGCTCAACAATCTGCCATGGTTGCCTCAATCCAGACCCTTGCGCGACGGTTCGATCGCGTTCAAGAGCCCGACCTTGTCATCATCGACGAAGCGCATCACGCGGTCTCAAAGTCCTACATCCAGATGTTCGCCAACTGGCCGAAAGCCAAGTTCATCGGCGTCACTGCGACCCCAGAGCGTCTCGATGGCAAGGGCCTCGGCTCCGTGTTCGACCGTATGGTCATGGGGCCGTCTGTTGAGTGGCTCATCGACAACGGATTCCTGGCCCGGCCGGTCTACTACGCTCCCCGGGAGGCCGTGGATCTCTCAGGCGTCTCGAAGCTCGCCGGCGATTACAATCTCGGTGAGGCGGCCGAGATAATCGACACCCCAAAAATAACCGGCGACGCGGTAACGCACTACCGGCGCTTTTGCCCAAACCAGCGGGCGGTGGCCTTCTGCATCTCCGTCGCTCACTCGCAGCACGTTGCGGCACAATTTGAAGCCGCTGGCGTCCCGGCAGCGTCGATCGACGGCCAGCTGGATCAGGAGACCCGCAAGAAGCGAGTGGAAGACCTGACCGCCGGCCGCATCCTGGTCCTCACCAGCTGCGAGTTGATCTCCGAGGGGTTCGATCTCCCCACGGTCAACGCCGCGATTCTCCTTCGGCCCACTCAATCGTTGTCCATGCATTTGCAACAGCTTGGTCGTGCTCTCAGACCCTACCCCGGCAAGACTCACGCTGTCATCCTCGACCACGTAGGAAACTGCATGCGGCACGGCCTGGCCGAACAAGATCGCGAGTGGGACCTTGGCGGCCGCGAGAAACGCAAGTCGAAGTCGCGTCTGGTCGAAACCAAGCAGTGCTCGAAGTGTTTCGCGATCTTTGCCGGCACCACCTGCCCGCAGTGCGGATCCGAACGCGAGATCGCTCCTCGGGAGATCGACGAGGTCGATGGCGAGCTTCAGCGCCTGTCCATCGAGGACATCGCCAAGAAGCGCGACGAACGCCGCGAGGAAGGAATGTGTCGAACTCTCGAAGATTTCCGTGCCCTTGCCGCTCGCCGTGGTTACAAACCGGGATGGGCTTTCTTCCGCTGGAAAGCTCGCTCGCGCAAAACCAGTACGCTCACCCTTACTCCATGACCTCCTTGCCATGACCTCACCGCTATGACCGAATCCGAGCTCCAGGCTCTCATCCTCCGCGCCGCTGGATCGAAACCCCACGTCCGTGTGTTCCGCAATCAAGTGGGCGAGGGGTACGTCGGGAAGGCCATGCGCGATCCCGAAGGCGTCTTCCTGACCGACGCCCGACACGTCCGCATGGGCCTGTTTCCCGGGTCCGGTGACCTCATCGGCTGGCGTACCCTGACCGTCACGCCCGACATGGTCGGCAAGCCGATCGCCCAATTCCTCTCCATCGAGGTCAAGACCCCCACCGGCCGCGTCCGGCCCGACCAGCGCAACTGGGCCGACCAGATCACCGCAGCCGGCGGACTCGCTATCATCGCCCGCTCAATCTCCGACACCGACAACCTGTGAACGACGCCCCATTACCATCACCAGCAATCCTCACCCAGATGGGCACCCAGACAGCCCCCAAACACCTCTCACCCGAGGCCACCTACCGCTTCTACGAGCGCCTCGGCATGACCTGCGGCAGCAACCCGCCCACACCTGACCAACTCCAGACGGCCCTCCTTGAGGCCAACGAATACGACCTGAACTCCGAGGACTGACACCTCCTCACAACCCCTACAAGCACCCATGGAACTCCACGAACTCGCGGACGCACTCGCCGTCCGCGTTGAAGAACTCTGCACCCAACTCCTTCCCTCCGGTCGCCGCATCGGCACCCAGTGGGTCATCGGCAACGTCTTCGGTGACGCCGGCGACTCCATGTTCGTCGAACTCCAGGGCCCCAAGCAGGGCCTCTGGTACGACCACGGCGCTGGCGAGGGTGGCGATCTCCTCGCCCTCGTCGCCCAGAACCAAACCCTTCCCATCGGCCGCGCTGCCGCCTGGGCTCGCCAATTCCTCGGCATCCGCGACGACTACCAGCCCACGCACCGCACGTTCGACCCCCTTAAGCACGGCCACCGAACCAGCGTCACCGAGCCGTACCGCTACGGCACCGCCGCCTGGCCCTACCACAACCCGGACGGCACGATCCACGCCTACGTCGTCCGGTTCGACCTCCCGGACGGTTCCAAGGACGTGCGCCCCCTCCGGCTTCTGCCGCCCGATAACCAGCTTCCCGACCCACTCAACCCCCGTCACTGGCGCTGGAAGGGCTGGCCCAACCCTGACCCGGTCCCCCTCTTCAACCTCCACCTCCTCACCCGGCGCCCGAACGACCCCGTCCTCATCGTAGAGGGCGAGAAAACAGCCGTCGCCGCCTCTAAGCTCTTCCCGTCCCACGTCGTCATCACTTGGCAGGGCGGGTCCAAGCGGGTCGCCCGCGCTACTATCGACCCCCTGCTGACCAGAGCCACCCCGATTTTCCTGTGGCCCGACCACGATAAACCCGGCCGGGACGCCATGATCTACCTGAAAGCCCGCCTCCCGGCCGCCCGCGTGGTCCACCTCCCTGATTCCCTGCCCGACGGCTGGGACCTCGCGGACCCAATCCCCGCTGACATCTCTATTCAGGGCCTCCTCGACGCTGCTGGCGATTTACCCCGCCCGGCTCCGGCAGCACCGGTGCCAGCCTCAGTCAACCCTCTCGACGACCTCCATTACGACCCCAATTCAGGCCAGTGGTGGACCCGTAACGCCTGGGGCGATTACGCTCAGATCAACGGTGACCGCGCTCGCACGCTTCTCCTTGAGTGCGGTATCTCCCACGTCAAAGACGAAACCGGCACCTCCGAGGTCGATCGTCAACTCCTGCGCCGCACCCGGGACACCCTGATCGAATACGCCGGCCCACTCGCAGGCCACCGCGCCGGCCTCTACGGCACGATCCTCGTAACCCGCTCCGTCGTCCCGCTCGCACCCGCCCCCGGCGACTCCTCCCGCCTCCAGACCTACCTCCACAACCTCCTCGACCAGAACGACGACCAATACTGGCGCCTCATTTTCTGGCTCGCGCTCCGCCGGCAAGCCGTCCTGACAGGCACCTGGCGATCATCGCAGGCCCTCGCGCTGGTCGGCCCAGCCGCGTGCGGCAAGTCCTTCGTCCAATCCGCGGTCATCACCCGGCTCCTCGGCAACCGCATCGCCAAGCCCTACCGCTACATGTCCGGCTCCACCGACTTCAACGGCGACCTCTTCACTTCGGAACACCTCTGCATCGAAGACGAGGCCCCCGGCCGCGACATCCATTCCAGGCGCGCTCTCGGCTCGAACATCAAATCCATGCTGTTCAGTCAGAACCAGTCCTGCCACCCCAAGAACCGCCAAGCCATCACTCTCCGCCCCATCTGGGCCATGTCCATCTCCCTCAACGACGAGCCCGAGAACCTCCAAGTCCTACCTCCCCTCGACCCTTCCCTGATGGACAAGCTCATCATCCTTCGCTGCGTCCGCCATACCCTCCCGTGGCCAGGCCCCGAGATCGAAGTCCTCAAGGACATCCTCGACACCGAACTCTCCGCCTTCGCCCACTACCTCGACGGCCTCACCGTCCCTGAGCATCTCGTCGAACCCCGCTGCGGCCTGAAAGCCTACCAGCACCCGGCCATCCTCGAAGAGCTCATGCAGCTGTCCCCAGAACACCAACTCATCGGCCTCATCGACACCGTGATCTTCGAGAACGAATTTATTACCTGGAGAGGTACCGCAGCCGACCTCGAAACCATCCTCCGCGACTCCAAGTATTCCCGCGAGGCCGACCGCCTCTTCCGCTTCAACACCGCGTGCGGCGTCTACCTCGCTCGGCTGCATGAGCAGGATCCTCACCGCATCTCGAAGGCGAAGACCAACGGGAAGGTCCGCTGGGCGATTTCGCCTCCAGCTGGGTTGGCTGTTGACTGGAATCAGTAAATCCATAAAACTCACTCAGTCATGAAACAATCCCCCGAAGACAAAGTCTTCTCAGACGCAATAAACGATCGGTGTTGGGCCAAGACCCAGTCCGAGTACAACTACGCTAAGGGCACCCTAGTTCACATGGCAGTCGGTGAGCGGATGCTCCTGCCGAACAATAACTGGGGCCACCAGGAAATCGTTAAGCGTGCCCAGCGCCTCGGTGGCTTTATCCTCGAAGGCCGATACCTCGTCCGCGTTGCGGAAACTAAACCCGTCGATCAAGCCGTTGTCTTCGGTGTTGACGGATACCGCCGAGGATTCAGCTGGATCAAAAACCTCCCAGAAGAAGGATGGCAAGGCACGACTCAGGAACTCCATCTTGCAGTGAAGGATGTCGAGTCTGTCGTATCCTTTGGACGCCGACTCAAGCTCTTCAACGACCACGTCGATTGCTTCGAGCGACTCATCCGGTTTAGGACACGCCCCTGGAAATTGAAGTACCTTCCAGACGAATATGACCTCTGGGACGTGTTTACAGTGTCTCCAAATGAATAAAAGGGTGAGGGTCTCCGAGCTGGAGGCCCCTTTTTTTTGACCCCTCACTGTGCGTTTGAGCCCCTAGAATCAATGGTTTGCTGATGTTTTTTTTCTCGTAGTAGGGGGCTAAGGGTTTTTTCACTTTTGCCAGGGCTGCACGGAGCATTTGCTGTACTGGCAGAATCTGTAAATCTGTAATTCTTTTGAGTGGAACCATCAATAGTCACTTTACCCCTACTACCCTCTACCAGTAGAACTAGAAAGCCTAAGAGTGAGGGCAAAAACGCAGGGTGAGGATCGGGCTACACCCCTAATGGCACCCCCGTCACCCCCTAGGTCGAAAAGCGTTCTATGTCGGTTTGGAAAATGGCCTAGGTATTGGGGAGGGGGTCCCGTAATGACATCCCGGCAAACGCGGCCCCCACCCACCCCACACCGTGGGGACGGTCCAGCGTCTAAGGAATCCCTTATGGGACCCGCTGGTCAGGCACGGCCGTCGGGGATGGGTCAATCAAGGTCCGGCAGGGATTGGGGGGAGCCGACCAAGGTCGCTGGCGAGATGTCGATGGGGATGGAGGACTTCCCTCTTCCAGTTGAGGCAGCCGGACGGCGAGGTATGGCGAGCAAGTCCATGAGTTGGTCCTGCAAGGTGACCATGGCCCGGGCTGCGGAGATCCGATCGTGGGCAGGTGCCTCGGGGTCCTGAGCGATCTGACCCATGTCTTCCGCAGTGCGTCGCAGCCGGAGAACCATCTGGCCGGGTAGAGTCGATCTTGCCAGACTCACAACCACTTCACTCCTTCCCGCCCGCCTAGACAGACTCTTCCCGTCCATGTTTGGGTACGACTTTTCCATCAACGGCATGACGTAGCCATACACTTTTCGACCACGATTTCAACTAATGTTTACCGAGGTTTTTTGGAAGAACTGCGAATGAGGAGTTGACACGTAAAGCGGTTTATGAGACCTTGACGGCCCACAGTATGAAAAACGAAACGAAACAAGACTGGATCGCCAAACTCAAAGAGTTGGCGTTTTCCCGATACGAAACCGCCTACGGTTATCAGGTGTTCGTCGAATGCTACGACACCGCCGACTGGGTCGAGTTAATCGAAGATTGCAAAACCTACGAGGAGGCTGAAGCCAAAGCTGTCCGAATCGCTTGGTTGACGACCTCCCGCTACGAGGATGCCCAAGCTGAAATCTTCTGACCAGATCCGAGGCCATCCCTTCGGGGGTGGCTTCTGGTCCGGCCAGAACGGCGGGAGATAACACCATGAAAAACACCTACCGACTCAACTCGACCGAAATGGTCTACACCCCCGGCATCATCCGCTTCGCGCAGTCGATGTTCCCGACTGATGCGCCAGCGGCCGTCCGAATCCTCCGCGAAGGATACGGCCTTCCGAACGCGATCGCCGAGGCACTGGCCTCCGGTTAT